GACGACGAGCTCGCGGCCAGGGACCTCAGGTGCAGCCGCCAGATGGTCTACAAGGCCGCGTCGGGGTTTACCCCCGCGTGCCGCGGGTGGACGCTCAGCTGGGAGGCGGCGCAATGAGCGGGGACCCTCAGTTCGACTACGACCACGTGGCCACCGTGCTGGCCAACTGCGTCGGGGGGCTGGGCCTTTCCGGCAGGGCGCTGCGCGAGCTTAGGCAGTTCGCCGCGACGGCGTCGTTCAGCGGCCCGTACCGGGAGTACCTGGCGCGGGTCATAGCGGAGAAGATGGAGGAGACGAAGGACGAAACAAGAAAGGACGCATAAACATGTTTGACACCGACTAGATAGAGAAACTGACGAAAAACGCAGCGGAAGCGGTCGACGCCTGGCGCGAAGGCGCCGAAGACGACGAAAAGCTGCTTGCCGCCACCGACTACGCGCTGACGATGCTGCGCATGGCTATCGGCGAAGAGGCGTTCAGCAACGCGCACTGGTTCTATTCTGCCCACAGGCAGATAATAAAACGGCTCGACGGCCAGAAGTACCCGCACGTCGAAGGGGAGACGCTGAGGCTATGAAGGCGGAGGACACGTCCCTCCGCGGCATAATCGAATACGAAGGCCCGGAAAAAGTATAATCTAAAATACAGCCCGGAGGCTGAGGTTTTGTTCCTTTTTTGTCCTTTCCCCCCGGGCTTTTTATTTCGGAGGTAAAACAACGAGGGCGCGGCTTCTGCCGCGCCCTCGTTTTCAACCCTGGTTAGGGGTTCAGCCCGCGATGAGGCGGACGGCCTTGGTGCCGTCGTAGAACATCGCAGCGCCGACGAGCGCTTCGCCCGCGAGGTAGCGGACGCCCGTAGCGAGGTCCGCGAACAGCCTGAAGCCGATCGCGAAGCCGCTGTTCGGGTCCGTGGCCTTCCAGGCGGAAGGATACGCGCCGGCGAGCGGGGCGAGGTAGCGGGACGCGATGCCGACCGAGTTGCGGTTGACGATCACGCCGTCCACGCCTTCGGGGAGGTACGTCGAGCACACGACCGACTTGAAGCCGGCGTATCCCGGGACGTATCCGTAGCGGATGGCCTCGGTGCCGCCGTACTGCATGAAGTCGACGTGGGGGAGGAGGGCCGCGAACTGCGTCGGGTTGAGGACCACGATGCTGTCTGCGACGTCGAGCCCGTTGTCGGCCGCCACCTTGTAGAGGTTGGTCGTTCCGGCCTTGGTGCCGAGGTTGATGCTCGCGGTCAGCGGGACGTTCGTCGAGTTGAACATGCCCATGACGTAGGCGTTGAGCCCGCGCCCGATGACCGACGCGATGCCGGCCGCCGCGTCCTTGACGAACTGCACGCCCGTGTCGGCGAGCTCGCGGTCGGAGATCGCTACGCTCTTGACGAGGTGCTTGTCGAGGGTCACGTGGGCCGCCTTGATCTCGTTGACGCCGGAGGCGTAGTTGTTCGAGTCGGCGTCGAAGTCAGCGGCCGCGGAGAGGTCGTACGTCGGGATGACGATGGACGCGCCGGGGCGGTCTTCGAGCTCGTTGTAGTTGCGCGCGAAGTCCTGGAGCTTGACCAGCTCGGGATAGATCGCCTGGAGAGCGGACTCGCTCATGACCTTCATCTTGAGGTCAGAGAACGTTCCGTCGAAAGTCATTTCTGCCATTGTCTGTATTCCTTGTTGCTTTGGGTTGAAATCCGTTATTTAATTATTGCCGTCAGCCCTTGATCTCGGGGTGGGCGGCGAGGTACTTCCAGAAGGCGTCGCCGTGGAGGTTCATCCAGTCGGACTTGCCGGAGACGTCGGCGAGGGCGGCCGGGGCCGCGTTGAGGGCCTCGATCTTGATGACCTCTTCCTTTTCCTCTTCCTTTACCTCTTCCTTGGGCTCCTCCGTGACCTCTTCCTTGACCTCTTCGGTCTTGGTCTCTTCGGTCGCGGTCTCTTCCTTGGGTTCCTCTTTGGTCTCTTCCTTGACCTCCTCGGTCGTCTCCTCGTTCTTGACCTCTTCGGTCTTTTCCTCGGAGCATGCGTTGTCGACGGCCTCCTCGGCCTTCTCCATTTCGGCGACCGTGTCCTTGATGAGCTGCACGAGCTCTTCCTTGGTGATCTCCATTGTCAGTTTTCCTTCCGTAGTCGTTTCCTCGGCCTTTTCGGCCTCCTGGTTGAGAATCGGGTCTATGAACCCGGCGAACGCGGGCGTGTTGGTCAGCGAAGCCGTATGCAACCTGACCGGCGTCCCGTCCTCGTTCAGCGAGAAGGACGGGGAGATGTAGCGGTACTCCCGGTTCTCCAGGAGCTCCTTGCCGTGCTTCGTCAGCCTGAGCGTGGCGAACAGGCCGCGCAGCGGGTCCACCACGAAGCGCGAGAACCACCCGGCCGCCTTGGTGTCGCGGCTGAGGCCCTTGCGGGAGGCGCCGTGGTCTACGTCGGCCAGCACCTCCTCGTTCCTCTGGTTGAGGTCGTCGGCGAGCCCCTGGAGGGCCTCGGCCGTAAGCTTCTCCGGCACGGGGTTGCCGTCCGCGTCGCTTCCGACGTACTCGCCTATGGGCGCGAGCTGGACGCTCTCTATGACGCCGTTGTCTGCGGTATCTGTCAGTATCTGTTCCATATCTGCTAATTACGTCAATTAAACTCCGGGCGGCGTGGTGGGAGCAAAGGGGCTCGAACCCTTACGCCTTGCGGCCCGAGATTTTGAGTCACGGACGTCTGCCAGTTTCGTCATGCTCCCGTTCCGTAGCTGCTAATTACGTCAGTTGAAAACCAGGCGGGCGTTTTCGCACGAGTTGTAGGCGCCCGGGTTGGCCGCGCGCCTCGCGGCGTAGCGGGGGTTGAGGGGGTTCAGCGGGATCTCGCCGACGTCCAGCTCCTGGAGGGAGCACCGGCAGTTGACGTGGAACCCGTGCCCGTTTATGAAGTCCTGGACAGTGGGGTGCACTCCGTCCGCAGTCATGGACACGGTCTTCCCGCGCCACTGCGCGCAGTCGCGGCAGGTCTTGTCGTCGTCCTGGCCCACTATGCGGTACAGCCTGGCGGCGTCCCGCGCGCCGGCCTCGGCTGCCTTTATCTGGACGTCGCGCTCCGGCATCCTCGCGGGCTGCTCCACGGTCAGCTCCAGGCCGTCGCGCTCGTATATCTCCTTCGCGCGCTTCATGGCCTCGGCCGGGACGTCCTTGTAGCTCTCGGGCCGGTTCTCCACGTCCGCGCCTACGAGTATCGCGAGGGCGACGAGCATGCGCCGCCTGTTCTCCTCGGAGTAGTCTCTGTCTTCTTCGGCCATGTCAGGACCTCACTGCGCGAAAATCTTCTGGAGTATGGTGCCGGCGCCGGTCAGCGTGCCGATGACGAATATGGACGCGACCAGGCCGCGCACGAGCCACTTCACCACGTCGTCCTTGAACGAGGCGCCCTTGCCCCTCTCGAGGTCGTCCAGGCGCTTCTCGTGGTCCGCGAGCTTGTCCAGCGCGGTCTTGATGAAGCCGTTAAGCTCGCCTATCTGGGTCGATATCTTGACCCAGATGTCCAGGTGGTCCGCGTCGTTCATTCAGCGGCCTCCTCTTTTATCTATAATCTTCCACTTATAGCCACCAGCTGTTTTTCTTTTGCCTATCGAAACATCTTTTATGTGGCATGATTCAACACCAGTGGCCTTTCTAGCTTCTTTCAACGAAGAAAAAACGTCTATGAGGTTTCCTTCCTTGTCGTATCTGTATACGTCGTAGACAGCCAATGCCTCTTTGATTTTTCTTTTTTGTAATTCCGGGAGCTTTTTCCCCGTTTGAGCGATACTCATGTTTTTTCTGGCTGTATCTGTCATCACATAAGGCTTTTTCCCAGATAATGTATTTGAGATTTTCGCTCTTACGTCTTTCGGAATTGTCCTACCCTTGTTTGCAGCAGACATCTTTTGTCTTGCTTCTGGTGTATGTTTCAATCCAAGGACAGAACCTCCTCCAATGACAAGGTTATAGGTGTCCCATCTGTCAATCCAAGTCTAATCCACGAACACGCGTTCCATGTAGTTCAATTCGTCAATGTCCTCACAGAACATCAGCCACTCCTTCTTGAAGTTGTCAATGCCGTATTTCCTCATGGCGCGTTTGAGATAGCTACCAGAGCCCATGTAGCCGTCGTCCAGGTTATCAGTGACATGCTGTCCGATGTACATCATGCCATTGACTAAGTTCGTCAGCTTGTATAGTCCGAAAAACTTCATTTTTCAGCTTCCATCTCAAGCCTAAGTTCTTCGCGTTCCTCGGGGGTCCATTCAGGGTTCGGAGCCTCCGCCGACGGCGACCACTCCTCCACGTCCTGGATGAACGCCAGCTTCGTGGCCTCCTTGAGCTTGGCCGAGTCCAGCTTGACGCCAATCTGGTTGAGCTTCAGCGCCATGTCGAGGTAGTCCTGGGCCGAGTACTCGTCGTCCTCCACGAAGTCGAAGCGGCACAGGAGGCCCTTGCCCGGGAACAGCCTGTGCACGACCTTGGAGACCACGCTGTCCGTCATCGCGTTGGCCAGCCGCCTGCAGTCCTGGTTCACGAGCGAGTTGAACGACTCCTGCTGGACGCGCGCCAGGTCGGAGCCGAGCCCGGTGGATCCGCCTATCGTCATGAGCGTGCCGCCGGTGGCCAGTATCGATATCATCTCCATCTGGTGCTGGATGTAGCTCGTGAAGGGGTCCTGGCCCCTCGCGGAGTCCAGCACGTTGACCTTGGCGTCGTAGGGGAGGGTCCCGGAGCCGCCCTCGAAAATCTGCATGGCGCGCTGGTTCCAGAGGGCCAGCGCCGTGTCCGGGGTGCCCTCCGGCGTGTTCAGGACCACCTGGGGTATGCCCTGCTTCTCCACGAACCTGGACCACTGCTCCTCGCCGACGAGCTGCCTGAGGTAGAGCATCAGCCCCGGGACGTCGATCGGCATGTCGTTGGTCAGGTAGCATATCTCGTACTCCGGCAGCGGCGTCACCCTCGGGGGCGTGTCCGCGTCGAACCAGCCGACCTCCTCCGAGCTGGGGTTCCAGTAGAACCTGCCGTTGTAGCGCAGCACGTTCCAGTTGTTGAGCTTCTTGAAGAACAGGTTCCCGTCCTGGTCGAAGAACGGCTTGACGGCCGAGCGACCCCTGAACGCCGACATGACGAGGTGCTTCAGCGCCTCGGTCAGCCCGTCCTCGTTCCGGCGGTCCGCGCGCCTGAAGACCTTCTTCACGGCCTCCGCCTGGGCCTTGGCCTCCGCGGACTCGTCCTCCGGGACGATGTCCCATTCGCGGTTGACCACGCCGGCCGTGCGCTTGTTTATGCAGACCTGGTATATGGAGCTCTGCGTCTCTATCTCCGAGAACACCATCTGCATACGCACATCATCGCCGTGATGCCAATTGGTCACCATCCGCTCTATCTGCGGCTTGGTCAGCGACCTCAGCGGGTTGAACAGCTTGCTGAAGACGTTCGCGACTTTCTCTACGGGTGTATTAGCCATTTCCGTTCCTCTCTGAAATCATTTCGCCGCCGACAGGTACGCCTGTATCCTCCCGAACACGGACGCGGCCAGCGACTCGTCCGTCGGCATCAGCCTGCTGTCGCGCCTCTGGAACACCTTGTCCACCAGCGCGAACATGAACGCCAGCCCGCCGCCCGGCGCCTTCCGGGCCAGGTACGACTTGCCCGACGCCTTCTTCCTGACGGGGAAGAGGTCGGCGAAGTCCGAGGCCTTCTTCCCGTAGGCGTCCCTGTGCATGGGTATGGTCAGGGCGCGCCTGAACTTGGGCCTTATCGTAAGGTCCCTGTACGCCCTCGTCACGCCGGGCACGTCTATCTCTACGGAGCCCTCCGGGGTCTCGCCGTCGCGCCTGTCCAGCGGCTGGACCTTGTCCGGGTCGTAGTGGGAGCTGCCGGGGTAGACCGACTCGAAGTGGTTCCTCACGGACCACAGAAGCCCGTCCTGTATGGGCCTTCCGCACTGGCGGAGGCGGCCGAGTATACCGGCCAGCCTCTCCCGCGCGGCCTCGGCCGGGCCGCGCCCGTCCCGGTCAGTGATCCTTATTTCCATGCGCCGTCGGCCCTCCAGTACGGGTACACCTGCCAGAAGCCCGTGTCGAAGGGCTGGGCGGGGAACTTCATCCAGGGCATCGATATCGCGCGGTCGGCCTGGTCGATCTGCTATGCGCTGAGCTGCGGGTCGTCGGAGTAGTCCGGGCGCTGCACGCCGATGTACGGGTCCTTCAGCAGCGCCGCGGCCTCCTCGTACTGCTTCTGCCTCGGCTCGGACAGCGCGTAGTCCTCTGTCATGGGGAAGCGCGTCCATATCTGCCACCGGGCGTAGTTCAGCACGAACTGCCTGTACTCGGGCGCCACGTAGTGGTCCCTTACGTCGACGGTGTAGCCTTTCGCGGCCCACGCGCCCCTGAAGGCGTCGGCCACGGTGTCGAGCTGCTGCTGTATCACCTCGCTTACGCCGGGGTCCAGACTCCTTTCGTCGAGCTTCTGCACCTCGTCCTCGGCGAGGACGAGCCTCAGGTCGTCAATTGTAAGGTGTTTCCATCCCATATCCGGTGTTCTCCAATGTCTTCTTTAGTCCTAATTATATTCGAACGGCGCGCCTCAGTTCCCTGGCTGGTCCGACGGGGGCATGGGGTGCTGCCCGAACTCGTCTGGTGTCCATGTCCAATGTATGTTGTCTGGCAGATAGTATGGCTCCTCGAAGCACGCGAACGCCATGTTTTCGTCGCCGCTATACCATCTGAACGACACGCCGCGCCTGCGCTTGAAGTCGTACCGCGACTGCGACCCCGACGTGTTCTTCGTGCCGACTGTCGACATGTCGAACCCCATCTGCGTCGCTATCTGCTCCAGGAAATGCGTGTTGCCGTAAGTCTTCGACCTGAACTTCAGGCCGGTCTGGTCGTTCGGCATGGGCTCCAGCTTCTCGAGCCTCGTTATTATGCCGGCGGACAGCCCGTTGTAGAGCAGCGGCGCGGTGTCGCGGTCGCCGGTGTTGTCGAACTTGAGGTTCCAGAGGTAGTACACGTCGCCCCTCGGCTTCCGCGAAAATGTGAACTCGGCCCCGCCGTTCGTGTTCTGCCCTTCTTGTATCATCCAGCAGTCGTTGTAGTTTCCGTAGTCCCTGGTGCGCCACGACGTGGTGTTGGAGTAGCGTTCTCTTCCCTAGTCGTCGTAGTAGTATGACCATCCCATTATCTAGCTGTCGCCGTAGCCAGCGTTGCCGTAAGTGTAGTTCCTCGGGTTGTACCAGCTTATGCCACTTTCAGAAACGCTTTTAGCCCAGCGGTTTACAGATGGGCACGTCCACCCGTACCAGTGGCGGTATCTTGATGACCATGATGCTACGCCGTACCCTACCTTCGTGTTGAGCATGTACCAGTACATCAGCCTCGGGTAGTCCGCGTTTATCGGGAACTTCGGGGCAATCCACGTGTAGTAGTAGTAGTCGTGCACGTAGTCTACGTTGGGGAGGGACGAAAGGGTCAGGCTGTTGTCCCAGATGTAGTCGCGGTAGGTGTACTGGCCGGCGCTCTGCGGCACGACGCGCTCCCACTCCTGCATGGAGCTGAACTCGTTGAGCAGGAACGTGGAGCCTACCTGCACGAAGTACCTCGGCTGTATCTCTTGATACTGCTGCCGCAGCTGCATCGCGGTCGAGAGGTCGTTGTACAACGCAGTGAGGTTGTTGCTGGTCGTTCCTAATACAGACTGCCAAATGGTAGGCGAGTCCAGGGGCCTGACAAAGCCTGTGCGTCTGTTGCCATCGCTGAACACACCAACGAACATCTCCTGGAGGTACACGCAGTCCTCGAACCTGAGAAGGGGTATTCTGTTGTTGACGTCTTCTATAGGTATTATGTAGCCGCTTATGGTGGCCCCCGAGAGGAAGTCGCCTCCGTAGTATTCGTAGTCTGCAACCGACGACAGCATCGTATGCCTCCGTTATTCCCAGCGAGGCAGCATCGGCGCGTGCCTGTAGTCGTACGTGGGCTTCATGTCCTCGCCTATGTTCCACAGCGGGATGTACATCGCGCTGACGTTGGGGCTGGGCAGCGAGCTCGCGCCCTGGATTATCCCGGACCTGCTGGTGTACTCCATCGACACGCTGAGCTGTATCATGCCCGGCGCCGTTATCTCCGTGCTGCTGACCCAGTAGAACCGCCTGGCCTGCTGGAAGTAGCCGCCCCTGAGCCAGTACGTGCCGTCCGGGCGCATGTAGTAGTCGAAGCTGGCCGGGCACGCCGCCGCGGCCAGGTCGGCCGAGAGGTACTTCACCTGGACGTTGCCGTCGCCGTCGGTGTGCCTGACGACGTACTCGTAGCCGGAAAGGCTCGTCTGCGTGTTCGTCGGGTCGTGGAACCCGTAGAGCTCGTAGTAGTCGCTGCCGCCCTGGGTCACGTGCTCGAGCGACGAGTGCTTCAGCGCGGGCACCTCCGAGTCTACGGTTACGTCCCCGCCTCCGCCGCCCCCTCCGCTGTACGCGGACAGGAGCACGCCGACGTTCTTGTACTTTATCTCGCCGCCCGCCGCGGACCTTATCACGAACTCCTCGTCGTCGGGCAGCAGGTCCTGGTAGGCGTCCTTGGCGTTCCTCAGGTCGACCTGCTCGGTGGGCTCGCCCGCGGCGTCCATCTTGTAGAGCTGGGCGTACGTCTTGTTGTTCTGCGTCTTCCACTCGAGCGACTTCTGCTGCTGGAGAACCTGCGAGTCGGGCTCGACGGCTGCGCTTACGGCGGCGCTTACGGCCGCGCTCAGCGTCGTGTACGCGATCTCCCCGCCGGCGCCGCCTTTCCTCACGACCAGCTCGTAGCCGGAGGGGAGCAGCGAAGTCATGGCCGAGGTGATCGTCGCGCCGCGCCCGGCCTCCCCGTCCTCGTGCATCTTGTAGAGCTGCAGCTCGTTGCTGTCGGGGTTGTACTGGACGGACTTCTGGCCGTCCGAGTCGGAGTCCACCGACAGCTTCGCCTGCCTCAGCTTCACCGTCGTGTAGTCGATCTCGCCGCCGGCCCCGCCTTTGCGTATCACGAACTCGCAGTCGTCGGACAATATCGACTTGGCTTCATCGAAGCTGGTCGGCACCTCCGAGCTGACGTTCTTCCCGGCCGCGCCCATCCTGTAGAGCTCTATGACGTTGTTGCTGACGCTGATGGACTTCTGGTCGCCCGCCTGCGAGTCGCCCGAGAGCTCGTCCGCGTGCACGGACAGCTGCACTTTGCCGTACGCGAGCTCTCCGCCCGCCCCGCCTTTCCTGAAGACGAACTCGTACTCGTCCGGGGCGAGCCTCTGCGCGTCCCCGTTGGCGGACACTGCCGCGGACAGGGCCGACGTCAGGCCGTTTTCGTCGAACTTGTAGAGCTGGAGCTCGTGCCCGTCGGTCCGCCACGACACGGACTTCTGCCCGGAGGCGCCCTCGGCGTCGGGGTAGATGTCGACGCTGAGCCGTCCGTACTGCACGTAGGGGCTGCCGCCGTTGGGGTTGCGGACCACCACGTCGTACCCGGACAGGTCGTCCAGGCCGATGTCGACCGTGTCCGACAGGTGGAAGCCGAACAGCTCCTCGACCAGCCCGCCGCTTTCCAGCTCCCTGGTCTGGAGCGAGCTGGTCTCGGCGTCCTCTACGTCCGCGTCAGGCGGGACGTACATGCCCCCGCTCAGCATCGACGACAGCGAGGAGAGGGACACGTACTGGAGCTCCCTGCCGCCGTTCGGCCCCCTGGGGTTCCTCACGAGGAAGTCCACGCCGTCGGCGCTTACGTCGCCGAAATCCTTCGTGTTGTCCTCGTGGAACTCGTGCAGCTCGATGAAGGGCTTCCCGGAGAGCTCCCTGACCACGACGGAGCTGAGCTCCGTAGCCGACAGCTGGGAGTCGCCGACCAGGTCGACCTGCTGGGAATGCTTGGCCTTGAGCGGAAGCTGGAAGACCGTCTCCCGGTCGTTGATCTTGGCGAACAGCACGGTGTTGACCACCTCGGCGTCGTCGTACTCGCTGTACCTCGAGTCCTCCTGGACCTTCCCGAAGTCGTCCAGGCCCGCCCCGCATATCACCAGCACGTTCTTCCCGGGGTCTTCTTCGTCGTCGGACTTGGTCAGCTTGACCTCCTTGACGGCCACGGCGTCTTCGCCGTACGCGGCCAGGTCCGCGTAGTACCCGGCGGGCCTCAGGCTGGAGAGCATCGAGTCCGTGACCTCGCCGAACAGCGCGGAGTCGCTGTTGCCCAGCCAGACGCTGTCCGGCGTCTTGGTCGACGGCAGGCACTGCGCCAGGGCCGCCGTGTCGGGGCCGAGGAAGCAGAACCACGTCATGTCCTTCTGGCTCTGGGAGTACTGGTCGTCGGCGCGGGTCGCGCCCCTCGAGGTCATCTTAAGGGCCGGGCCGCGCTTGGCCTGCAGCACGGTCTCGGGAACCGGCGAGTACGTGTACCTCGCCTGGTACCCAGGGACGGGCGTCAGCGTGCCGTTGGGCGTGTTTACGAACGACTCGGACGGCGTCTGCAGCCCGTTGCAGGCGTCTATCAGCTTGTTGACGGTATCCGCCGCTACCTTCTGCCCGGGGAGGACTTTGTCTATCATAGCTTCTCAAGCTCCCATCTTCCGCTCAGTATAGTCTGCTGGTCGTGGCTGAACGTCGCCCGCCTCGGCCCGTAGAAGTTCATGTCCACGTTGGTGAACCCCGCGAAGGTCTCGCGCCTCGTGTAGGTCGTGAAGCCGCTGCGGCTCTTTGTCTGGGACAGGTCGTCGCCTATCTTCACGAAGTACTTCCACATCGGGTCGAATTTGTAGGGGCACTTGGGCGGCACGGCGGTAAGCGCGACGTCCAGCCCGCCGCCGATAATGCCGGAGAGCGAGTGGTCGAGCTAGGTCCTGGCGACCGTCTGGTGGACGATTATCGGGTAGTGGTACGTCGCCGACCTGCCGAGCTGCTTCTTGGCCGCCACGGCCGCCTCGGCGCCGTTGAGGAAGTACCTGCTGTCCGGGAACTGCGCGTCCGGGACGTAGTACCTGTAGTCGACGCCGTTTACGACCTTGCCCGAGCCGTCGTTGGTGAGGTACTTGTCTATGGGCCGGCGCTGCCCTAGCTGCTCCCAGTACTGCGGCGGGAAGTCTATCGGGTCCACGTCGAACGAAGGCGAGCACGGGTAGGGCTCGTGCGTCGCGTTGGCCAGGAAGTTGTAGGGGTCCACCGAGTACGACTGCCACGAGACGGACCATACGTCCTGGTACGGGTCGAAGACCTCGGCGCCCTCCCCGAGCGACAGGGAGCCGTCGTACGAGACGTAGAGGAACCCGTGGTCTCCGGCCTCGGCCTCCTCTACCCTTATCCCCACGCACACCCAGTCCTGGGTCTTGCCCTCCCTCGCGGGGCACGCCGGGTACCCGTACGCCTGCTCTATGCCCGCGTACGAGCTGAGCGTGGTGTAGACGGTGCCTATCGTCATTCCCGTGTTTATGTGGCTCAGCACCTCCTTCAGCTTGGAGTACGGGCCCTTGAAGCTCTCCTCGAGGTGGCAGCCGCCCTGGTCTTCGGTCGGCTGGTTGTCGTACGGCTGCTTGACGAGCGTGTCGAGCACGCCGGCGGCGTCCGTTTTCGCCGTTCTTCCTGTCGGTATCGGGTTTATGTTCATAAGGTCGCTGTCCTTCCAGGGGGCTTAGCCGTAGACGGCCGCCTCCGTCTCCTTGTCCTTTATCTCCCTCGTCAGCCTGACGAGGTCGGCGAGGTACTTGTTCGCCTCTTCGAGCCTGGCCTCGTCGTCCGCGGCGGATATCATGTACCCCTGGCTCGCCAGCGAGTTGACGTTCGTCAGGTCTGGCGCCTTGAGCGCCTCGAGCGCCTCCTTCAGGCTCGCCGCCTGCTCGGCCGCCACAAGCCCTCTGACGCCGCCTTGGGCTCCGTATCTCGTCCAGTCTTTGATCTCTGGATGTTTTTCCGGGTCCAGGCCGAATCTGCTGGTCGCGAACTCTCTCGCTTTCTGCGCCTTGGGAATTATGTCCTATAGCTGCTCGATCCTGTTAGAGTGCTTCTGCAGCCAGTAGAACTGGTCTTTGTATATGTCGGCGGTCTCTTGGCGCTGCTTGACTTCCGCGTCGTCTTTGCCTCTCTGCTCCAGCAGCTCCTTTGTCCGCTTCTCGTAAGCTTCGACGCCGCCTTCAGCCGCGACTCCCGTCTTCTCCATGTTGGCGCGGACATTGTCGTACTTCTTCTTAGCCTCGTCGAGCTGCTTCCTGAAGTAGTTTCCGGCTTCTGTTTTCTCGGCGGCTGTTCCAGAAGCCTGCTTCTTCAGCATCTCCTTGTCTTGGCGCTGCTGCTCGAAGTCTTTCATCTGGATGTCGAATCTGCGGCCGCTTCTCACTCGCGCCGCCTGTCCCTCGAGCGCTTCCGCGGCGTCCCTGGCGCTTCTCGCGAGATCGTCGAACACGGCGGTCAGCATGCCGGTAGCTCCGCCGATAACTGCGCCTACGGGACCGCCCACCATCGCGCCCGTGGCGGCGCCGTAGCCTATCTGCTGCACGAAGTTGGCGCCGGTCGCCAGCCCCTGGTTGCCCGTAGCCTGCGCGTAGTTCTCTACCCCGCCGGCGATCGTGCCGAACGCGAGGCCGGCGCCCATGCGCAGGTTGGCCTTCATCCGGGGGCTCATCCTAGACGGGTCGGCGTCGCCCGCCTTTATCCTGGCGATAGTCGGGTTGTTCGCTACTTGACGGTGCCTCAGGTTGTTTATTCTGTTCTAGAACTAGCCGGCGCTTCCCTGCGCCTGCTGCCACGCCTCGACCGTGGAGTAGTCCTCAAAAGCTTCAAGTCTATTCCAGAGATTCCTTCCCGTCAGCCCGTGCTTCTGGAAATTCCTCCATTCGCGCATAGCCGGCATGAGCTCCCTGGCCGGGGAGCCTTTCCCCAGGCCGGAATCCTCTATAAGCCTTCTCTGCTGGATGCGGAGGTTCTTTCCGAGCCCCAGAGGAGAGACCCCGAACTTAGAATTTTGCAGGGCGCGGCTGCCGCCCGTCCACCGGCCAACGGGGACGACAGGGGGCATTCTGCTGCCGCCCGGCGTGTTGGCCTGCTTGCCCTGCTGCCCGGCCAGCTTGTCTATGCTGCGCTGGAGGTTCGTCAGCGTCGCGTTCAGCCGCTGGAGCGCCTGCTGCACCCCGCCGCCTCCGACGCCGCCCTGGCCGGCCTGCTGCTGCTGCTGCTTCAGCTGGCCGAGCTTCTGCTGGACGTCCGACGTATCCAATGTCGCCTTTAGGGCGAGACTATATTCTGATGCCATGTCGTGGTCCTCACTTGGTCTTGTTCATCGTCTGTGCGAGCCTCCGGTGGTTCTCCTCCACCAGCCTGCTCCAGTCGCCGGCGTCTATCTGCTCCTTGTCGGCCAGCGTCATCATCGTCTTCCCGGCGTTCGTCGACTTCTGCCTCAGCAGCAGAAGAAGCGAAAGCACCGAGACCTGGTCCAGCACGTACTCAAGCGGCCAGCCAAACTCGGTGCATCCGAAGCTCATCAGCGCCAACAGCCAGCCGTCGTTCTTCTCGCAGCAGCTGCTGTACGTCGTGGTCATCCGGCGGTTGGATTTTTTTTTATGTCCTGGGCCGGCGCAGTCTCGGGCGCCGCCTTCTGCAGGTTCAGGAACTGGTCCGTGACGGCCTTCACCATCTTGGGGACGTCGTCCAGCGGCAGGTCCTCCGACCACGCGAACGCGGCGTCCCTTATCGCCTCGCGGGAGGCGTTGCAGTACTGCTTCAGCTCCTCCGCCGTGCGCGTCATCACGAACACGGAGGGCACTATCCCGTCCACGCCGAACTCCTTCTCGGGGTCGACGAAGGGCGAGCCGAGCTTCTCGAGCAGGGCGTACCTCCGTATCGTCACGGGGTACACCTTCACGTTCTGCCCGGCTCCGCCCTCCGCGAGGACGGCGTCCACCACTATGCTGGGGTCCTGGGCCGCCATGACGCGTCAGTCCTGCGCAGGGAAGTTGGTGCTGCGGAACAGGGAGACCGTGTAGGACTTCTTGTCGTTGTACGCGCCGTTGTAGGTCACGTCGCGCACCTTCCACTTCTTGCCGTTCCACTCGAAGTCGGTCATGCCGACCGAGATGCCGGGGATCGTCGCGTCCTCGTCTCCGTCGCCGCCGATGACCGTCATCGACGCGGTCCACTGCTCGTCCGTGTCGAGCTCGCTGACGAGCGAGTTCTTCTGGTCGTAGGTCTCGTCGTAGACGCGGGTCTTGGCGACCTGCACGTTCTGGATTATGTAGCCGGAGAGCGTCGCGTCGATGCCCCACTGGGCGTCGCGGATCAGCGTGCCGGCCTCGGGGTTCGAAGGGACCTGGGTCGTGTTGGCCACGTCGTTGGTCTGTATGTATGTTGCCATGTCTGGAATTCCTTGTCTGTTTGTAGTTTAATTACGGTTTACGCTACGTCCACCCTGGTCCAGCCTGTCGGGATGCCGCTTGCGCCTCTTGTATCAGGCAGCTGCGCCGGGCAGGTGAACGTGCCGGACGCGGCTACGTTGTTGAGCCATTCGGCTGTTCCGGTCATCCAAGCTGTGAATGCGACTTCTACCGAGCTGAGGGCCGTGCAGTTTTGGAACATCCACTAATAGCAACCAACGCTCTGTGTCGTCGCCGGCAAGCTTGGAGCAGTCGTCAAGGACGAACATCCGGAGAACATTTCCAAATAGCAAAATGTGTCAAGTGCCGTTGCGGGAAGTGCCGGAGCGGTCGTCAAGGACGTGCAGTCTGCGAACATGTTCCAGTAGCAGCGGTTAGCAAGCGTAGTCGCCGGCAATGCCGGGGGTGTCGTCAAGGACGTGCAGCCGGAGAACATTAACGCGCAGCAGCTGTCGGCAAGGGTCGTCGCTGAAATTGCTGGCGCAGATGCCAAGGACGTGCAGTCTGCGAACATGCTCTAGTAGCAGCTGCTGGCAAGCGTAGTCGCCGGCAATGCCGGGGGTGTCGTCAAGGACGTGCACCCGGCGAACATGTCGTAATAGCAGCTGCCAGCAAGTGTCGTAGCCGGCAGCGCCGGCGCTGCCGTCAAGGACGTGCAGCCGAGGAACATGTAGTAATAGCAGCTGCTGGCAAGCGTAGTCGCCGGCAATGCCGGGGCTGTCGTCAAGGACGAGCAACCGTAGAACATGTGGTCGTAGCAGTTGCCGGCAATGGTCGTAGCGGGTAGCGCCGGCGCTGCCGTCAAGGGCGTGCAGCCGAGGAACATGTAGTAATAGCAGTAAGCCGGCGCATCCGTTCTTGAACCGTCCGCCTTCAGAAGAGTCTGAATATTTCCAGACGCTTCAAACCTAAAACCTCCTCCCGTTAAAGGTACTCTAAACTAATAATAATTGCTTGCGTCTTTGCCTATTGTCTAATTTTCGCCCTTTGCCCTAAAATATAGTTTATTGTCGTTTGAAGCATTGATTTGTATAACAGTGCCAACAGTATAGTCATTCCATACTACATTATCTCTAGACACTTCTAGCGATATGTCGTCGGGCGACCCCTTCTTTTCAAGAATCATATTACCATAACCACTAACAGCAGTGAAGCACAGCGGCTCCGCCAGCGGGTTATATTCTTCGGCCGTCCAGTCAAGCACTTCTCCAAGGGCGTCGGCCGGGTCGATATCGCCGGCGTCCTGGATCCACGTCTTCATATAGAGAGTGCTGTACGTCTCCGGGAATCCGCTCGGCACCCATTCACTGACGTCCGGCGTAGTCCCGGTGATGTATCTACCGGCCAAAGACGCATTGCCGAACGCGAACGTCGCATAAGGCGTGACGTCTGTACTATTAAGATACACGGCGGCGCATACCTGTTTTCCCGTCAAGTCCGTGGCGTTCGTCCTGATGTAGAGAGTTATGGTCTCGCCGGCCTGCTCCGATATCTCAATAGAAGTGCCCTGCTGCGAAACGCTGCGCCCGATAGACTTTACGTCATATTTAGGCACGACAGGGCCAAGACTCCACACCTGCCTGTTTCCGAGATATGCGGCCTAGACTTGGGTCGCCCCAAGCCTAAGGTCCGCTATGCTCGTGTTTCCGAAGTTAACCATAGGTCGCGCCCTCCATTATTCGGGGTCAGGAACTACGACGTAGAACGTGCTCGAGAGCGCCGAAGCCGAAAGCGTCTCCCAGTCGGTCTCGTAGACGGTCTGCATGTTTGCTATCGCCGCCGGCGTTCCGGTCGCCCCGGCGTAGGCGCCGCATGTCACCGCGCCAGGCATCTGGCTGTGCGGGAACACCTGCGCCGAGACGTTTGCCCAGTTTCCGGTTGTTATCCACTGGCTGTACAGCGAGTCGGGAACGATATATTTGACTGTCGGGCTGTTAGTGCGGAAGACGCCGCCCGCCGGAATTGTCAGACGAGTATTGCCGAAGTCAACTACTTCGCCATACGACCAGTTCCAGAATATGGTGCCATTTCCGAACGTGGTCATTGAATCCGGTATCGCAATGCGCTTAGCTGGAATACCGGAGAATACTTCTCCAGTATACGAACCAACAGATATTCCGCTAAGCGAATTAGGGAGAACTATCTCATTGCATTTGTATGCATGAATAAAGCAGCGGCTGCCGAGATTAGTGACTTTTGTGCCGACTAGCACCTTTACAGCATCTGGAATTAACGACGCAAGAGGACCTTCCTGGTGCAGGTCGAGAGTGCCTTCGACGTCGAAGACCTCAATCGAGTCGTCCTCGTTGAGCACGATCGTCTGCGGCAGGCAGGTGTTGTCGACAAGCGCCTGCCTTATCAGAGTCTCAGACTGGATAGGGCTGTCGCTGACATCGTAGGTGTCTACCGCTCCGCCTCCGCCGGCGCCTGCGAACGCGTCAGCGAGCTCCGTAGCGCTGGACGTCTCGCTCTTCTTGTAGTAGTCCGTCAGGTCCGTCTTCTCCGCGTAGGCGGTGAGGTCCGTCTTCTCCGCGTAGGCGGTGAGGTCCGTCTTCTCCGCGTAGGCGGTGAGGTCAGTCTTCTCGGCATACGACGTCAGGTCAGTCTTCTCGGCGTAGGCTGTAAGCTCGCCTTTCGTGGCGTACGCCGTAAGCGCGTCTTCCTCGACGAAGTCGGAGATCTGTGACTCGACCCAGTCCTCGGTGACGTAGGCCGTCAGCGCGTCCTCGGTTACGAAGTCGGATATCTGGGAGTTCACCCACGTCTTGGTCGCCACGTCCGCGGGCACGTCGCCTCCGCCGGACCCTCCGACCTCGAACACGGTCGAGTCGGTCGTTATCTGCACGAGCTTGAGCTTCTCGGACACGCCCTCGACCTCTATCGTGTACTCCACGAAGCCGGTGTCCGCCGACTTGAGGGTGTACGTCGTGAATCCGTCGACCTTGTCCTCGTCGGGGGTCAGCTCCGTCAGCCCGGCCTTGACGACGAAGGACTTCGCCGAAGGGGCGCCTTTCTCGGCGATCTTGACGCCGATCTTGAAGTCGGAGTAGGGGGAAACCCAGAACCTGCGCGGGCAGATGCGGGCGAGGTCGAACACGTTTGTGTATATCTTCATGTCTGTTTCATCCTTATTGAATGTTTAAACTTAATTATATCAGTCAAGCTCCGCATGGATGACGCTTGCGTCGCGTATGCCCCACGGGTAGTTGTCCATCGCCTGGACTTGCTCAAGAGTCTTGCCGTCGAACGTGACACTTGACAGCATGTGGCAGCCAAAGAACGCATCAGAACCAATGCTCGAAACCGAACTTGGAATTTCAATGTCTGTCATTCCTTCTGCTCCAGAGAACGCCCAGGCTCCTATTGCTGTAACAGTAGTGGGGATTTCAACGCCTGTCAAAAACTCCATTCCCGAAAATGCTCTGTACCCAATTTCATCTATAGAAGAGCCAATTCCAACGTAATGTATTCCATCTCTATTTGGAAGGTCATTGGAGTTCAATGTTCCAGACAATGGCAACGAATCCCAACTCTGAGACCAACTGTATTTCACCCTCGTATTCGGCCCTATGATGCTGTGTATGTTCTGGGTGTTCTCAATTCCCCAAGGGTAGTTCTCCATAGCTTGGACTTCTGCCTTTGTTCTTCCTTGGAACGTGACGTTGTACAAAGCTTCGCAGCTAAAGAATGCCTCGTCACCGATGCTCGTCACACTGCTCGGTATTGTGATGTTGGTGATGGTGCGGCAGTTCGTAAATGCGCTGCCTTCAATTGTCTCCACGCCCTCGCTGATTACCGCGCTCGAAAGAGCGGTGCATCCTAAGAACGCGGCGTCCCCGATGGTCTTGACGCTTCCTGGTATCGTCACACTTGTAAGATCGTGACACTGCTCGAACGCACCTTCGTCTATGCTAGTCACTGCATTTCCAATCACAACATCCTTCACGTAGATGACGCTTGGAATGCTGTGGTAAGTCAATTGCCCTTCTATGTCTAAGGATCTCGTAAGTCCACTCTTATACTGAACTACAGTCTCGGCACCAATGACAATATCTCCATCCGTGCAGTGGATGACGCAGCCAGAAGGAAGCGCCCAACTGTAGTTCTCCATTCCCTTGACCGTCGCCTTGTCCTTGCCGGAGAAGGTCGCGCTCATAAGCTCGCTGCAGCCAAGGAACACTTCTCTGTCCATAGTCTGGACGCTCGCCGGGATTACAATGCTCGTAAGCGACACGCAGTCTTCGAACGCGCTGCGGCCGACGCTGACGACGCTGTCTGGAAGCGAGATGCCCGTCAGCTCGGTCGCCGCGACGAACGCCCCGGCGCCGATCGCCTTCAGTCCGCCGCCTTTTATGGTGACGCTCGCAAGCCTTACCGCGCGGCTGAATCCCTGCGTGCCTATGGTCTCTACGCTTTCCGGGATGACGACGGTCTCGAGCTAGTCGCAGCGGTCGAACGCGTAGTCCCCGACGCTCGTCACGGCTTCTCCGATGTCCAGTTCCAGAATATATTCCCTGTCCGGTATCGACGCCGCGCCGAGCTCGCCCCGTATGTCGTAGTCGACGACGTCGCCGTTCTGGTAGACGGCCGTCGTGGCGCCGTACGCGATGTCTCCGTCAACGCAGTGTATGACGCAGCCCAAAGGAAGACTCCAGCCGTACCCGGGCATCGCCTTCGCCTCGGCCTTCGTCCTTCCTTCCATAGTGACGGCCGAGAGCCTCGAGTACCTGAACGCTACGTGCGATATGTCTACGACGCTCGCCGGGATGTCCACGGCCTTCAGTGCGCCGCACTCCTCGAACACGTCCGCGCCGATCTTCGTCAGCGTGCTGGGCAGCGACACGGACGACAGGCCGTTGCTGTACGCGAACGCCCCGTAGCCGAGTTCGGTAACGCCGTTCTCGATCACGACGTTTCTGAGTCCGGTATAGCTGAACGCCTCGCCGCCGACGCTTGTGACGTTCTTCGGGACGACGATGCTCGACAGGTTGCCGAATCCGGTGAACGACCTTTCGCCGAGTCCCGTGACCTCTTCTCCGATCTGCACGTCTACGACGTTTCCGGGGTAGACGCCTGTCCCGAGCCAGTCTATCTCCATCGTCCCCTTTACGTCGTATTCGCGGGAAGTCCCGTCGGCGAACGTAACGACCGTCTTCGCCGGGATATGGACCCTGTGCACGAGGCACTTCAGGACCGCCCTGTTGACGAGGAGGCTGTTGTCCTCCCCCTCCTCGTAGGATACCGGGCTGAACTGCCCCTCGTACTCCCCCGTCAGCGGGCAGAGGACCTCGAACAGCCGCATGGCCGCGTCCTGGCCCGTCACGTAGCCGTCCTTCTTGCCCCTGTTGACCGTGACGTTCTCCACGACGTCGACCTCTAGCTGGTCCACCTGCCACGCTATGCCGACGTCCATGTACGCGCCGGCGTAGGTCGCCTTCGGGGTCATGACCAGACCCACGATACCTTCGCGCCCAAGGGCTTTCTTTATCTCGAAGTCGATATCGCGCCGGTTCTCGACTAGAAAAGGACATGCAGAAAGCTGTGGATCTGCATTCAACTTATCTGCTACGTAGTGCTATACTTCTTCAAGTAGATTTGCCATAACAAAGCTTAATTATATTTAGGTCCGCGTCACGCAAGCCTCGACCGCCACGGACCGAGCGGCGAGAACGGCATATACGATATAGGGGACTACATCTGGACAGGCTTCTGGCTCCAGGCCTCGAGCGCCAGCACGAGAGACGACGTCGCGTCGGAGTGGCCGCGCTCGTCGCGACCAGCTACGTACTGCACCTTGCCTGACTCCGTCACTATTCTCTAGACGTTGTTGAAGTCCTGCACTATGAGCGGCTTCAGCCTCCTGTTGACGAACAGCTTGTGCTGGAACACCATGCTGCGCAGCCGCTCGTACATCGGCGTCTTGTTGACGGCCGTGAACGTCAGGCCCTTCAGCAGGGAGGACACGTTCTTGGTGACGAAGGCGGCGAAGGCACTTCCTATGCCTGTCTCGTCGACGAAGCCCGCCGTGTACCTGTTCTTTGCGTTAAGCTCCTTCACTATCTCCAGCTGCCGCTCGTACTCAACCTTGTCTAGCATGGCTATGTCAGACACGTAGGCGCGGTCGCCCTTCGTCAGCAGTGTCGTTATCGCGGAGCGGTCCTGGCGGCTGCCGATGTCCATGCCGAGGTAGCGCCCGTCTATCCCGTCCGGCTCGTCGTCGTACCAGTCTATGAGGCCGGTGTCTATCATGCTGCCGTATTCGCTCAGGAACTTGCATTCGTACTCCTGCGCGAAGACGTCGGTGTCCGGCACCAGCGTCCTCAGCTGCTCCAGGTCGACCTGCAGCCCGTCCGCTATCGCGTCGTGTATCGTGGTGTGCTGCACGTACCAGTCGTCGCGCTGGAGGGCCTCCTGGTACAGCTCGTAGAAGTCGCCGTTCCTCCCGGCCGGCGTGGTCGTGAACACCAGCTCCGAGTCCTTGAACCTCGACAGCGTCGGACCTATGGCCTGCATTATGGTGTTCAGGCGCGGTATGAACGCGGCCTCGTCTATGCACACGCACTGGGCGCTGTAGCCGCGCAGGTTGGCGCCGTCGGTGGAGCTGGGCAGCGACATCACCCTGCAGCCGTTGCTGAACTTGACCTGCTCGAACGTGGAGGTGTAGTCTATCTGCCCGTCGGTCATCGTCTTGACGGCCTCGGCGAACAGCTCGCACTTCTTGATGACCTCCGCCGCGGCCCTGGCGCCCGTCGATATGCAGAGCGACAGGCCCTTGTGGTACGACAGGGCCTTGTAGACCAGGAGGGCGCCGAGCGTCCAGCTTTTGCCGAGCTGCCGCGACGACACCCATATCTTGCGGCGCTTTTTATTGGAGAAGAACCGCCACTGGTAGGGGTAGAACAGGCTTCTCAAAGTGAACATGTCGTCGTTGTTTCTCCGTGTATCCATGGCCTGGATGACCGTCGGCCTGGCGTCATTCGCCTATGCCGAAGATGCTGCGGATCCGGGCGCCTTTCTCGCCGGCGCTTATGTCTATCTGGACGGCGGGCTGCGCTCCCCAGCCGTAGGCGGGGCCGAGCCCCTTCAGTATCGTCTGGGCGGCCGCGAGGCGCGTCTTCTCGTCGTCCGACTGCAGCGCCTTCATCACGGTCTCCTCGGCAAGCCCCACGAGGCCCGCCCTCGCCTCGTTCATCGCCTGCTTCGCCGCGGGGTGCTTCATCAGCCAGTTCGCGAACTGGACCTGCGTGCAGTCGAGCTGCATGCACACGAGCGTGCGCACGCCGTAGGCCCTCGATATGACGTCCACGACCTGCTCCTCGGTCCACCTGCTCGAGATGGGCGGGAGGGTCTGGCCCTTCTTCGCCCTGGTCCTCAGCGCGGGCTGCTGGCACCCCAGGCCCTTCTCTATAGACTGCTCGTTCATATTAGAAGCTCCCGCCCACGCCGACCTCCACGGCCGACACTGGCCTGCCCTCCGGGTCGGAGTTGAGGTTCCGGACCCGGACGAACGCGTGCCTGGCGATCCAGCCTATCAGTCGGCGCAGGGTCTGCATGTGCCGCATCCAGTCTTGCTGGCAAGGCCGGCCAGGAATATGCTGACGATCACCTTCAGGATGGCCATGACGATGTCCTTCATTTCACCGCCTCCTCGATCTTCCTGCAGATCGGCAGAATCGCCCTCTTCAGCTCTTCCGTCTCCGCGGCGTCCATCTTTCCGTCCTTCAGCCAGCCGGTCAGCTTCGCCTGTATCTTCGTCCAGTTGTCCGCCAGCGTAGACCACTTCGCTATCTCCTGCTCTTTGTCCGACTTGTTGACGAAGTCGGCGGCTGCGGCGGCGGCCATCTCGGCCATCGTCTCGGCCGACGGCATCAAAAGTTTAATCAACCATTTCTTCATGTTTTTCTCCTGTTTTCTTAGGTTTAGGCTAAGGCGCTCCCGAAACTCCGAACCTGTTGAGCAGGTCCTCGAGCCGTCCGTTGCCCTGCGTGTCCACCTTCGCGAGCTCGTTCTTGACGAACTCCTGGTGGCGGTTAAGCCTGTTGTAGTACTGCTTGAGGACCTGGATGTAGTTAAGCTGGACGGCCCTGGTGAAGTACCCGAAGGGGTTCTTCTTCGAGAAGTCGTAGCTCTTCAGCCCGCACTTCAGTATCCGGTATATGCTGAAGCTCTTCATCTCGTCCTTCAGGTCCTGCCTGTAGCCCCTGAACTTGCCGCTGCCCATTATACGGTCGTGCAGCAGGATCAGCAGCTCGCCGAGCCTCTCCGACGGCGTCCTCTGCATTGGGTCCCTGTGGCTGTCTCGCCACTTCAGGAGCTCGCCGTAGAACTCCGCGTTGTCCAGGTATTTCTGCTTCTCAGCCATCCGCGCCTCCTCCGGGCCTACATAATTATTACGCCCGCGTAATATATTACTCCGAAAGTTGCGCAAGGCTAACTTTTACTTCCGCGGGCACTTCCCGACGACCCATTCAAACACCCTCTGGACAAGATAGGCTTCGCTCTCCGTATCCAACTAGGTATCTATGAACTTCTCCAGGAACTGCGCGACGTGGACGGCTTCGTGGACAGCAACCGACTCCAGGGACGGATCCGAACCCGCTTCTAACAGGCATGTCCTTAATGTTATCCTGAAGCAACCACCGCCTAGATCCTCTGTCAGGCCAAGGTCATACGGAGAACCGCACTTGTCAGTTATTCTAAGCTCCAGCTATGCGGGGTAAGGATGGAGTTCCAACTTCGCGGTCTTCATGAGGACTAATTACTGACTAACTACACAAAAATGAAACATAACTCGCCGAAACAGCGAGCTATTGTGATTTTCATGAAAATATGACTGATGTTAGCCTAGGCTAATTTTCTTAATACAAGGAAAGCAGGAGGCCCGTCAGGCATACTTCCAAACATAGCCGCCGGCCGACTTGCACCTGCCCCTGCAGCAGTTGACGATGCTATACTGTCGCGCGCCTGTCTGGCGCGCTGCCTCGCGTATCGAAGAATACGTCGCTATGAACGTCCCGTCCATGGAATACTTCTCTACGGATACTTTATTCAGGTTCTGGTAGACACGATGCAGTCTAATATGTTCAGCATGCGTCAGGAATATCAGCTCGGAAGCCGGTCTATTATAATAAAGTCCGAATTTCTTGAGGTCATCCATTGAGAACAGCCCACAGGGAAGTATCTCGGCCCTATGGTGGATGTCCCAGGCCTTCATGTAGTCCATAACTGCCTGTTTGTAGTTCTCGATATTAGAGATATCTTCGGCGCAGTACTGTCTAGCGTATTTTTCGTTAATCATATTCCAATTATGCCGTACGAGCTGTCCGAAATGGTTTGAGCAGCCTGAAACAAGGGCAGAGGCCTCGTATTCTTCGCGTATTCGCTCCGGGCCTAAAACCCTGTTCAGGGCATAGCTTCGGACCGGAGGCCTTAAAAGGCCGTTCTGACGCGTCTGGGAAATCTGCCTAGATTTTAGACAGCTCTATCTCGACCTCTTCGGCCGCGGTCAAGGCTTTCTGGAATTCCTCGAGGGCCTTACGGCATTGGGCGCACGCCTGCGGGTTCTTATTCATGGTCGGTTTCCTTTTTTGCTTTACGGGTCGATTATACCGCGGGCGAAGTGAGACGGCCGCACTCGAGTGCCGTAGGGAAAGACCGTCAGGAAACGCCGTCAGATAGTATCGTGGGAAACGCCGCCGGAAACCGCCGGTTGTTGACGTAGGATTTAGGAACACGGGGTAGGACGTGCCGTTAGAACGTGAGGTTCAGGAACGTCGGGCTACAGCGCGTATTGCTGACGTAGACGTCTTATACGTCAAATTCAAACAACGTCGAGACAAGGCCCGAAGGGCCCCGGCAGGTCGCGAGCTTGCTCGTCGACCTTGCCTTATATTGCTTGTGTCGTAGGAAATGTTGTTAACTAACGTTGCTATTCCTACGTCATCTTACCTACGACATTTTCCGGAACGGTTTTTGACGTCGCCGAAACGACGCCTGCGTCGTCGAGGCGACCAGCGAGCATCGCGAGCTGCGAAAGCTTTCGCCCAGCGGGCTCCGGGCGTTCGCGTTGCTCGCGCCGTCAGGTTCGCTTCGCGTTGCTTCGCGAACCGACATATCCGAAGTTTCGAAGGGTCGTGGGTTTTGGGTTCTGACGTCATGTGGTCTTTTGCCTGACCAATCAACGTACACATTAATATTACTAATTTTTGGTGGCCAAAAGTTGCCTAACTTTTTTCGACTTTTTTCCAGGGAATTCATAACTAACGATTTTTAGTCAAAAATTGACGTTTTTAAACCTACGAAGAAATGACTCGACTCTGCCAAAAAAGCTGTAGCGGAGTAATATATATAGTGCAAAAAGAAGGAGTGTAACGAATGCTGACTGAAAAGGACTGGATGAAGCTGCGCGACTACAACAAGCAGATCGCGCTGCGGGTCTAGGCGAAGCTGCCTAACGACTGGTACCTTACGCTGGAGGAGGTCGAGGGCGCAGTGTACGACAGCTTCATCAAGCTGCTGTCAGAGTACAGGCCCGGCGCGATGAGCGCGGTGTCGTTCTGCTGGCAGTACGCCGAGAAGATGACGGCGCAGAACCTGTACAAGGAGTACCGGCGGCTGAAGAACTAGTTTCAGGTCGAGGAGGACTTCGACGGGGACGACGACCCGGAACAGCCCCGGCAGTACGGCGAGGGCGACGTCAAGGCGCTTTCGACCGACGAGCGCGAAAAGCGCGACGCCGCGATGCTCGCCGGCGACATAGTGCGGAAGGCGAAGCCCGAGGACAAGGAGGCGATGCGGCTTTTCATGGAAGGCCATACGCTCGAGGAAATCGGCGAAAGGCTCGGCATAGACAAAAGCGCGGTGCTGAAGAGGTTCCGCAAGTACGGAAAGGAAACCAAGCGATGAAGCTGAAGGCGAAACGGCAGGCGGTCGGCGTAAGGCTGACGGACGAGGACGGCGAGTTCATGGAGTTCTGGAGCGTGGCCGACGCGGCCAGGTTCCTCGAGGTCACCAGGCAGGCTGTCCTGCAGGCTATACGGCTTAACGGAAAATGCCGCGGGTGCAGGGTGGAGAAGACGGTGGAGAAAAAGGTATGAGCGAAAGAAAAGACTGGAAGCGCCTCCGCAGGACGCGCGCAAGCAAGGACGACTCGACGAACAGGTTCCCGACGCCGAAGGACGTCGTGGAGGGCCTGGTACGGAGGTACGGCCACGGGCAGTTCGGGCGCGGAGGCATTGGCCCGGCATTGGAGCTGGATAGCGTCGCTATCCACGGTATGTACTCGAACAGCCCCGACGGAAGATTCCTTGACACAACACAAGCAATGGAGCTGGCGGACAGCGTCATTGACATCCACGGGTTTTACGGCAAAGGCGGCGACGGTGAAAACTCAAGCGTCTAGCTCGGCAAGCACAGGATAATAAAGGTCAGGCTCGAAGACGGCCGCGTGCCTTTCCAGCGGATAATCGTAAAGCTGAACAGGAGGGCCGAGGCATGAGCAAAGGCGCGGGGGGCGCGTACGGAAAAGGCGGCTGGAACAAAAGGCCCGTGGACGCGCTGGACGAAGACGGGGAGGTCGTGCAGCGGTTCCCGTCCATGACCGCGGCGGCGGAATACGCAGGCGTGAGCACGTACACGGTGTTCGTGTGCTGCCGATGCAAAAGCCGACAGTACTGCCCGACGTGCGCCTACATGCGGCGCAACGGGCTGGCCTTCAGGTACGCCGCGGTAGAACCTGAAGGCAAGGCGAAAAAGGGAGACTAAAGATCCCGGTTTCCGCTGGCTTTTACGTATAAAAAAAATTTTATTTTTTTTTCCTAGAAGCCTAGTTTACTCGAGTAACCGGAGTAATATAATATATGAACGCGCGAAGAACGCGCGAAACCAAAGGAGAAAAAACATGAACAGCGCATAGACAAACCTGCCGGCACGGGCCGGATACGTAAGGAAGCAGAGGCGCTACCGCCGCCAGGTGGCCGCCGTCAAGACCGCCAACAGAGGCCGGAAGTAGACGAAAGGGCATAGAGAAGCGATAAAGGCGTCCATGCGGGAGTTCGCCTCGGACGAAAAAACCCTCGTCAAGGCGAGGAACCTTAAGACGGGGCAGGAGCTGTATTTTCCGTCCGGAGCCGACTGCGCCAGGTACATAGGCTGCACGAAGCAGCTCGTCTCAAGGGCCGTACGCGGGACCCAGCGGAGCAGGACGGCCAGGGGCTGGCTCCTCGAGCGCGTGCCGTTCAGCGAAGTCCTCCCCGGCGAGATTGTCCTCGTCGAAGGCAAACTGCTCGGAGTCTCAACTCACTGAGATAACGGAGGAACGCGGAATGATAGAAAATTGGAAACCGGTAGTCGGATACGAAGAATGGTACGAGGTCTCCGACGCAGGAAACGTCAGGAGCTTGAACTATCACCATACGGGAAAGACGAAGGTTCTGAAACCTGGAAAGACTCACAATGGCTATCTTTATGTCATACTCAGCAGAGACGGCAAGGTCAAAAATCGGCAGGCGGGTACTTATGGCGTTATGTAGACTAAACA